ATCGCCATGAAGCTTGAAAACGTCAGACATGATGGTCTCCTCAGCGCGGAACGTACGGGTGCGGGCTGAGATACCGAGGCATCTCGGTCAAGCCCAGCAAGTCCTCTTGCGCTGCAAGGTGCGCGCGATCTGCATAGGGTGCGGGTACCTCGGGCCGCAGCACTGGAGTCGGCCGGCTAGAACTCGCCGACTGACCGCCGAGCTGCATGCTCCGAGGGCTGCTCACTGCCGAACCTGAAAGGGTCGAGGATCGGCCACGCCAGAACGCACTCCGGCTGGGCTCAACCGCGCCTCTGCCACTGCGTCATGATGGCGCTGCTCAGCACTTGGCGCGCTGGCCGGGAGCCCGGACTCAGGCACGTACGGCACTGCGCCCTCAAAGCCGGCTGCGTTGTTGCTCTCGGCAATCTGCCGCAAAGAGGCCGGTTGCCCGGCAGGTCGTTCTCCTCGAAACATGGCGCTAGCCCCTTTTCCCGCCAGTAATCCTGGCAAACAGGCCCAAGTCATTCTCACGAGGCAGCACGCTCGCAGAAGAACGGTTCCCTTTGGCAAACCCAACAGGCGTCGACCCATCATGACCTTGGATCGCTCCGAACTTCGCGAACCCGTGATATTCGGACTCACGCAGCAAAACGCCCTGTGACACCCGCAAGGGCTCGTCACAAGGCATTGACAAAGCAGATGCGTTCTTGGCCATGGCGGCAGAGTAGCAGTAGCGTCCGCGCCCGCACAAGCACAGCCCACCTACAGTCGATCGCTACTCCCCGAGAACGTGCCGGCCCACGAGAAACAGCCAGCCGGCCACACGCTCACTGTCCTCCAGCAAGCCCTCACTCAGCAAGTGGTCAGCCAGGCGCTGACAGTCCTCCAGCGAAATGTCGGCGCACGAGGCTCGCAGCTCTTTCTGCAAGTTGTCATGCGCCATCTCGAAGCTTTCCTGCAGCACAGCCCCGTCTTCTATGCTCAGCTCCTCACCGAGATCATCGTAGGCTGTGGGGCTCAAGTTGTCGGCAGCCTCCTGCACGACCTCCACATGCTCCTCAAGCAACGGGATGAGCTTGCCAAAGCGGCCCTGACCTCGCTCCACAAAGTCCTCATCCGCCTCCTCAGGCTCGTCGAGCGCAACCTCGTCGGAGTCCGGTGCAGGATCCGCCTCTTTACGCTTGCCCTGGTTTGGAGCAGCAAACGCAGCCAATGACTTCGGGTCAATACCCATTTCATGATCCTCCGAGAACGCGCAGCCTACAGGCGCTTGCCCGCCGACGCAATGTTCACCCTCTTACCGCCGCGCAGCTTGTACGCAGGTACGCCGAACTGCGCCGCCCAGGGCAGCACAACCGCGCGATCATTGGGGCGATTGGGCGGGTGCTCCCAAGTCTTGCCGTCAAAGAGCTTCGATGACCACGCCGCGTGCAGCGTCGGCATGGCAAACAGCCCGCCAACCTGCACAACCTGCCCGTGCATCTCCATGGAGTCGGGCGCCACCCGGTTGTCCATGGGCTTGCCCGTGAAGTCGTCCACCCGCTCCGTCCACCTCATCAAGATGCCAGGCACCTCGTCAGACAACGCAGCCACCCCAGCAACCTGCCCGCTGTTGAATGCTCGAGATGCCTCCGTGCGCGCGAGGCGCTCGACCTGCCACCACTGATTGTCCAGCTCCTCACTCACCGCGGTAATGGCCTGCCCGACAGTGGCGCCCTTCTGCACCTCATCGTTGAGCCGCAACACCAACCGCTGGTGAACACCCGCCGTCATCCGTGACGCATTCTCCGCCTGGCTACCCTCAAGCGCTTTGCGCTGTGCGTACATGATCTTCTGGCGCACTGCGTCATTGTCGAGCGCCGTGGTACGGCCTAGCATCCGGCCCACGTAGTCCGCCAAGGCGTCTGCCGATGAACCAGTTGTCGAGCGCTGGGCATGCACCAGCTCCTGTACCAACCGCGCTGCCGTACGTCGGGATTGAACTTCGAGCGCGCGGTTGAGCGCGTGGTAGCCATCACGCCCAGCACTCGACACCTTGAGCTTACCCTGCATCGCCCGGCGCATGGCACGGCTCACTTTGCCCGCCTCCTGCGCGTACAGGTACTTCATGGGCAAGACCACTTGCTTGTCGAGCACCCGATCTGCCACCGCACGGTGAGCCGCAACCGCCTCCCGCGTAGACTTCTCACCCCGCCTGACAGGTGGCATCAGACCAGCTCCTGCCAGTGCGCACACCGACCCAACGCATCCACAGCAAAGTCGGCTTGAGTGTCAGGATCCTCTACCGCAGAGCACTGACCAGGACTCGCGTAAAGGCCACCTGGCGCCTGTTTCGCGCCTCTTGCAACTGTGGCAACACTCGCACCGCCCGAAGGGGTGAAGTGCCGGCAGCGGTCGCAGGAGGTCCCGCCAGCGACGTGATCGAACCCCGCCATCTCGGGCACAACAGGCACCATGTCGGGCCGACGCGTCTGCTCACCGTTGCCGCCTGGGTTGGGCCGGCCATAGGTGAAGTAGTTGCAGATCGCCTCGGCGGGAACCACCACGTCAGCGTCCATCAGCCAGCACTGGCTGTCGGACGCCATCCAGTGACAGCAGCGCTGACACGTCTTGCGCGTGCCATCCGGGTTGGGCCCTGTGTAGAGCACTTGGCTCGGGGACGGCCTACGCGTAGGCCTATCCTCACCCCCGCTGGCCCAAACCTTGAGCTTTCGTTTGCTTGTCATGCTTGGCCTCCAGCTCCGCATCGAGGGCTGCACCCAGAGCCCAACGCCATAGCCCGAGCTTGAGGCCACACCAGGTTCCGCGCACCCACCATCGCCAGATCAAGAACCAGCCAAGGGACAGGGCGTCCTCAGGCGAGACCCGCGCAACTCGAAAGTGATCCCCATGCCCAGCCACCACAGTCACAGTCTCGCCGTTGCCGAAGATCGTGACCTCGCCTTCTCGACCCGTGACCCGCACGTGCGCGTCGGAGCCCGGTGGCATCTGACCAATGGGCTGCGACACCTGAAGGTGCCGGAGTAGAAAGTCAGCAGTGCGGCCGGGCTGGCTCATTTCTCACTTCTTGCCGACGTAATACTTCGTGCCGCCAACCATCACAAAAGTACCGCCCTTCTTGCCCTTCTGAAGCGGCCCAGTTGGGTACTTTTTGCCGTAGCCCTCCTTGAGGTAGTTAGCGGGCCCGCCTGCACGACTGTGGCCCGCTTTGCCGCCCATACCCTTGGCCGCACCCGCCGCCTTCATGCCCACGATCTCGCGACGATTGGCTTGCTTCTCGCCTTTCACCTGCGCCGCCGAATGCTCGCCTTTGCGCAGCGTTACCTTACCTGCCTTCTGGGCCTCAACCGGCTTTGGCTTGAGCCCAGCCTCAGCAGCTTTCTTCGCAGCAACGGCAGCGGCATATGAACTGTCAGCGGGGCGGTGAGCGGCTGCCTTCGGCTTGGCTGCGGGCTTAGAAGCTGAGGCCGCAGCGGCCTTCTTTGCGGCAGCGGCGGGCTCGGCTGCCTTGGCAATCACCGGGCCACCCTTCCTGCTCATCCCCACCTGCTTGCCAGCAAGCGCACGCTTCGCCCCGCTGTACTTGCTCCCAGGCAACTCACGGTTGATCAGATGCGTTCGACGCATCTGATCTCGATTCAGAACCTCTTTTTTACCAAACATGAGCAGCCTCCAGCCCGTAGGGATCACTTCTTCGTGTAGACCTTGGCGCCACCCTCGCTGAGGTAGAACGTGCCGCCCTTCTTGCCCTTCTGGAGGGCGTGCTGCGATGGCGCCTTAGCAAGATGTCCAGCCTTCTTGACCTTGGCTCCAAGCGCCTGCGCATTCTTGGCGTGCGCGAGCTTCTCACGATGCGCAGACACACGAAGCTTCGGCACCAAACCGGCCTTGTCGGTCTGTGCGCGCATCCCAGCCTTATGATGCGCAACACGCTGCGCAGGAGAGCTTCCCTTGGGCGCGTTGGTGCCTGTCGAGATCTTTGTGGCCTCCCTATACGGCGTCACTGCTGCCTTCTTCTTAGCCATCACAAACCTCCGCCCCCGCAGGGATCACTTCTTGGCGTAGACCTTCTCGCCACCCTTGCCGATGTAGAAGGTGCCGCCCTTCTTGCCCTTCTGGAGGTTGTGATGCTCCGGTTTGGCGCGCTTCATCGCCGACTTGATTGAAGCCGAAGCGCCAGCATGCGCCGGGTGCGAAGACCGCTGAGCAACCTGCGTCGCACTGGCTGCCGCCGACGAGTTCGCCGAGTTGGCCTTGAAGCCAGCCTTGGCCACTGTGCGACCCGTGAGCTTATTGACCTTCACGCGCGCTGCCTGCATATCGGCCTTCGCGGTCCCGCCAACACCTCGCGCCTTCGCCGATCGAGCGCTGTGCGCAAGCTCGTCTAACTTGGCACCCACACGCTTTGCTACCTTCAAGTTCTTGGTCATCTTCAGCCCTCAACAGCTCGATATGATCCGGTCAGCGGCAGGACCACGATTGATCTCTACCACCCAGTGACTCGGTGCCTTGGCCAGCGTCTTCTCCAAAGTCGGGCCGCAACTCGCGCAAGCATACACCACGCCCATGCGGACATAGGGCGTCGGAAGACCGTCCGAGCCCTTCAACATCACCGTGCGCTCGACCAGAGCCACCGGGTTCTGGGCAAGCAGCTCCGCCACCGCGTCCGTGCGCTTGCACTCCGACAGCTCGCACAACGTGATGGCGCGGACCGTGGGTCGAGCGCCGCACACGCACTTGGCGTCGCGCGGAAAGGCCATGGCCGCATGCACTTCCTGCGGCGTTGCCCGCCCACCCATGAACTTCTTGCGATGAATCGCTGATGCCACAACCGCCCTCACTTCTTGCCGACGTAGTACTTGTTGCCGTTGATCAGCAGGAAAGTGCCGCCCTTCTTGCCCTTTTGCAAGGGTGCAGTCGGGTACTTGGTGCCGTAGCCCTCCTTGAAGTACAAAGCCGGACCACCCGCGCGGCTGCGCCCAGCAGGCTGAGCCTTGAGGGCAGCGACCTGCTTCACCGCAACGGCAGCCTTCGTCTTTGCGATCTCCTGCACCTTCGACACCGGACGCAGCTTGCTCTGGGGCACCTTACTCGTCTTCATGGGCGCAGCCTGCACGGTGGGCACAGGCGCCAAGTGACCGCGCACCGGCCCCGAGAGATCTCGCCCACGCTGCGCCTTACGCCGAGCCTCGCCCAGATTTTGGGTGTGCCCGCGCACGGCACGCTTGATCTCGCGCTCAGTCATGGCTTCACGCCGAGCCGCTAGCTTGTCCTTTGAAGGCGTCATCTGCTGTTGCTGAAGCAGCTGCGTCTTCGCGAACGCGACATGCTTCTTCTGGTGCTTCAGCGTCGCACCCGCCGCGACCGCACTTGCGTACTGCTTGGGGGCAGACCGCACGAGAACTGCCTTGTTGACCTTCGCTATCTTGATCTCCTTATCCAACCGCGCTGCGTCCGAGCCCGCTGCCGATGGCGACTTGGCTGCCGTGTGCTCCAGGTGGGCAGGCGCAGCTATTCGCGCTGGCTGCGCGGCACCGCGCGAACCAGGCGCAGTCATACGATGAGCCACAGGCTCGGCAGCTGGCGCAGCCTCCATCGACTTGGCCACTTTCTTGTGCATCGCACTCGTGCGCTCATGGTTGCTCGCCTCGACCTGCAACCCAGCAATGCGCTTACTCGTCGCTGCCTCGGCGTGCAGGCGCGCTGCCTCATGGTGCAGGTCCACTGTCTCTGCAGCAGCACTGGCTTTAAGCGCCTTCTCCGCACGCAGATTATGTTCGAGTTCGTTCGCCATGGGCAGCTTCCCAACACCCTCTTGGCGCTGTAGTCGGGCATGCGCCTCGATCTGGCGCTCCGTCAACGGGGCAGGTTGAGCGGCCACCGCCTTCGGCTGGGCAGCCTTCTTGCGGTGGTAGATCGCCTCGCTCGAATGCTTGGCCGCCTCCACACCACGGCCGGCCCGGCCCTTTGCCTGAGCAGCTTGCTGATGCGCCTCAGCCGCGTCGTGGTGCTCGTCCGGCGTCCGCGCATCCCGCGTCTTCGCCGTTGCCTTCTCCGAAAGCCGCTCATGCTCAGTCTTCGACATCGTGATCACCCCTCTCACTTACAAGTATAGCATGTCCCGCAACTCATGCGCGATCTTTTACAGGCCTGAGCTCTCGGCGGCGGGCGCTCCGTAGAGTTCGGCCACGGCGCGCCAGTTCATTGCGTGGGCACCTTGGCCCAAGCACACGGCGCGGTCATCAATGAAGAGGTCGACCATGAGCTTTCCTTGGCGGCCATCATCTACGGCATCCACCAGGCCAACAAGCTCGGTGGCTACGAACGTCACCATCTGCTCGTAGCGGCCACGGTTGACCTCCAGGTTCATGGCCCAGAAGGCGGGGTCGAAGCGCACAGCGCCACTGAGCCACAGTTGGTTGAGCCGCCAGTCCTCCCGCAGCGCCAGGTTGGAGCGCGCGGAGCACACGATGATGGTGTGCTGGGCGTACTTGAGCCTTTGTAAAGCCTGACGTGCGCCCACCTTGAGCTTCAAGGGCGAGGTGAAGTCGGCGTACTCCCGGTCGTCGTCGACCAGCGTGCCGTCGAAATCAACCGCAATCCGCATCGGGATCCTCCGGATTCTCTGCCCACTGCAGCAGGGCGATGGCTAGTTCGCGGGCGTTGGATGCGTTCAGCATCCACCCAGCGGAGCCCTTTGGCGCAGGCAGCAACGCGATGTACGGCCCACCTTCTGGCTGATCTATGTCCCAGGAGATTGGAAGCAACAGCTCTGCGACTGAATCCAGCTCCATAGCGCGCGGACGCTTCTTGTTGATGTCGATCAGGTCACCCATGTCTCACCAACTTCGTGCGCTTCAGACGCCGGAGGGCGACCAGGTACGCCAGACACCGCTGCTCATCCCGGCAGCGGTACCGCTTGACGCCGGCAGCGTCGAGGGCGGGATCTAGCCAACCTCTGCGCACCATGTCGAGGACCAGTTTTGGCTCGCACTGCCAGCGCTTGACCCAGAAGCCCCACGTGCCCCAGCCCTCACGCACAACCATGCGCGGAAACTGCCGGTAGATGATGTCCTCGTCCAGGTCGTGAACAGGGTGCCCGCCACGCAAAGGGCTATCCGGGTGCTCCGCCACAATCGGGGTGAGGGACACGACGTTGCCGTGCCGGTCCCTGGGCACCACAGTCGGAGCGGCTTGGTCCGCACCCCATGACCTCGATGCCCAAGCCACCTGCCCACGAATCAGGATGCGACCAGCCATTACTCCTCCTCGGGAGGCTCACCAGACTGGCCAGGGACGCCTCCACCGCCCATGCCGGCCATGAACGCAGCCTGATCGGCAGCCTTCTTTGCCTCAACCTTCTCCAGCATGTCGCGCACGTCCTCGACACCGAAGAACTCAGAGACGTACCGCGCCGCGTGCTCGTCATCGATGAGCGACGCATCCCGCGCATCCCGTGCAGCCACCACCGCCTTGCCCGCATCATCCGCAGTCGGCGTGAAGTACCCAGGCCACGCAAGCTCAAGCACGTCCTCGTCATCGTAGGTGCTGAGCGAGCGCTCAGTGATCACCAGCTTACCCGTCTTCGCGTCCATCTCGCGCTTGGCCGGTAGCTTGATGACCTCCCGGACAATGCGCCGCGTGCCGGCAGCGTCAATCTCCGTGCGCGTCTTGCCCAACGTGCGAGCTGCGCGCAGCACCATCTCAAGCAAGCGCTTCACACCACGCTCCCCGTACTGCTCCCGGTGAACGTCCGCCTGCTCAATCATCGAGCTGTAGTTGCGCTCGACCTCGTTCACCGTGCGGCTCGGACCACCTTGGTTGATGTCCAAGTAGCAGCGCGCCACCACCAAAGCCTTCTCCTCCAGCTTCTCCGCAAGCTCCATTGCAGCTTTTGGCCCCGAGCCGGTGATCTCCAAGTAGTTGACCGAGCCACCCTTCTCCAGAACCAGGGCATTGCCCGATCCTTTCTGGGCGCCGTTGGACCACTCAGCATCCGAGGAGATGGCAAGCGTCGGATCACAGTTGGAAACAGTCCCTCGATGAGCCTGCGCCAACAGAATGTCGATGGCTTGGATCAGGTCGTAGACGCCATGGCAGTCCGGGTCACCGTCCACGTCATCGTCCACGGGCAGGTTCTGCACCCAGACGATGGGGCAGAAGCCGTAGCGGTGATCCACCTGATTGTGGGCCTCGCGTTCCCAGATGGGCTCGATGCCGATTTCGGCTTTCACCTTGGGCCAGATGGAGTCGCTGGTTTCGTCGATCACGCGCCGATACCAGTACCAGACCTTCTGCCAGCGCCCTTCGTCATCGCGCTCATCCTCGTTGAACTGGTAGCGCTTCTCCAGCTTCGAGACGGTGAGTTCCTCGCGATCACTGAACTCAGGTGTACACCAACGTGGGTCGTGGACCTCAACGGTGGGTTTGCCGGCCACGATCTTGAAGCCCAGGCCCACTGAGCCCATGGCGCCGCCGTACGTTCGGGCTTTGAGCATCTGAGACCACAATCGGGTGGTCTCCGCGAAGGCGCCCAGCCAGTCCTCGACGGCGGGGTCGGAGCAGCCGATCTTCGGATGCCTCTTGCTGGAAAAGAGCAGGCTGGTAAAGCGGCTGACGATCACGCGCGCTAGGGCGAATGGCGCCGTAGGCTTGCGGAACTTGAGGGGCAGTGTTTGACCTGCGTCATAGAAGCCGGGCGGCATGAACCCGCTGGTGGCTACGATCTCGTGCTCAATCTTACCGAGCACCTCTTTGCCGTTCCAGTCGACCTTTCGCCCGTCGTACACCGCGCAGCGGTAGAAGCGCCACAGGTGGTCCAGTTCAACTTGGCGATCGCTCAGCCCCATTGTGGGCGCTTCCGACTGGTGGACGACCTCGGGCGAACGGATCGCAGCCTGGGCACCTGCCATATTCACACGAGTAGCGCTGCTCATAGCCGCGAGCCTATCACCGGGCAGGGCTGGGCGGCCAGCAGGTCACATCAGACGTCCTCCGTGCCCTCATCACTCGGAGGCGGCAGGTTGGGATCTGTCAGCAAGCCAATCACGTGCTCAAGCACGTACTCAGCCGGCAGCCCAGCTAGCAGCTCTCGCGCCGCGGGAAACTGTCTTGCCACCTCGCGCGCCAGGCCCGCGCTGCGCAGAGTGCGCCGGAAGCACCTACCAACCAGCGATTCCGCACCCTCATCGCTGGCCAGCCTAGTCCGCACGTCCAGCAGCAGGAAGATCTCTACCCCGTCGGAAGCGCAATACTCCAACATGCCTCGCGCACGCCGGGCATGCTTGCGCAGCCTCACGTCAGTCACAACGGCGGCCAGTCGGTACGAGGGCCATGCAGTGCGCCCAGCGCCATACGGGCATCATCGACTACCGAAACCACGAGCACGCGATTCACCAGCAGCTTGTCGGGGAACAGCTCTCGGAGCCCAACGCGGGCTCTGATGTCCGAGCTGGCCACAATCTGAAAGCAGTACTCGACCTCCAGGCCCTTGTGCCACACGCGCGCGTCGTACGTCTTTTCACTCATGCGCCCTCCTACCGCGAAATCACGTCAACCACCCGCCGAGACGCCACTGGCCGTCGCTGCGAAATGCGCACACCTTGGGTCGCGAACCACGAAGCCATCAGGCGGTCGCCAGGGTGGCCTCGGGGATCATAGTACAGCGCCTCACCGATCCACGCCTCAATCTCCGAGTTGCAGCGACCCTTGCTCGACGGAATGATCCACTTCTCGTTGGCCATCTCCGTTGCTAGCGTCTCAAGCCCGAACTCAGGGTGGCGCAAGCTCGTACCTGTAGTCGTGAAGGAATGCACCGGCACCGCTGAGAGCTTTTTCGTGAACTGCACGATGAACTCCTGCGCCGCGTTGTTCTCCACGATCACAATGGACTGGTAGCGCTGATGCACGTCGATGATCTTGTCCACGATATCGGGACCACCCCAGCGGCCAGCCTGCACGTCGAGGATCTCGCGACTACCGTCCGGGTGAACGCAGATGGTGAACAGGCAGCTCAAGTCGGAGCCTTGCTGCACGCGCACCCCGAGATCGACGCCCGTGTAGACCGCGTAGCCAGCCGGCACGTGGTCGAGCGCGTAGGTGAGGCTGCGGCCCTCTCCACGCGCTATGCACGCGTCGACCCACTGCCGCTTGAAGCGCGCGTCCTCATCCGACCGAGCCACGCACATGAGCTGTCGGCTGAACTCAAGCGGCCCGAGCACCAGACGCTTCTCTTCAATGCGGTCCACGGGCCAGCGCTCTGGCCAGGTGGCGTTCATGTCCGCGTCGAGCACCGGATACCGAACGGCCATCCATTCGGGCTTCATCGAAAACCTGTGCATCACGTCGTCGCGATGCCAGGCCGTGCCGATACACAGCACCTTGGCGTGACGAGTGAGGCGACCTTCAAGCGTTGCGTGATACCAGTTCCACAGCTCCTCCCGCTGGGTCGGGCTGATTGTGTTCTCGTAGTCCAGCAAATCGTCCATGATCAACAGGTCGACGCGGGAGCCAAGCACGTTGCCGTGGATGCCGCAGGTCTGGATCGAGGCATCCTTGGCTTTGCTGGTGCGCTTGATGAACAGGTTGTGCATGTTCCACGCCATGCCCTTGGCGCGCACAAGCTCGGGGAACACGTGGTGCAGCTCGGCAGAGCCCTCGATGTACTTGCCAATCGTCATGCAGAGCTTCTGCGCCTGCGAGTCCGTGTTCGAGACGATCAGCACACGCAGGTTGGGGTTGCGCCCCAGCTCAAACAGCACGCGGCCCATCATTTGGGTACTTTTGCCCGCTTCGACGTGGGCCCACAGCAGAAGCCTGCGATGGGCGGAGATCAACCGATGCCACTCCACATGCAGCGGGCTCTGCAAGATAGGCCGGGCACGCTCCTCGTCGCGCAGCACATACGTGTTGAACGCGCTGGGATCAATGCGAGCACGCGCAATGTGCGCACCTTGCACAGCCTTCAACGCGGACATGAGCGCGGCGGGTGCTAGCTCAGCGCGTATTGCTGCGTCCTCGTCCAGATCAAACATAGTAAGGCTTACGCTCCGACGCGGACACCAAGTTGTGGCGCACTCAGCCCGCCATCAATGATCCGCAAGCCACCATACTCCCGCGCGTCGGATAGCGCAGCCTGCGCAGCCTCCAGGCGTAGCTCTGCTTCCTCAAGTGTCATCTCCACGTCGGCGCCGTGCAACTTCACAATCTCCATCGGCTCACCCATATGCAGACGCTCTGCCTGCATGGCTGTCAGAGCAAACCTGGCGATGCGCTCCATAATCACCGAGATCCGGTCGAGGCGAGCCAGTGCCTTCTCAACAGTAAGGCCAGCGGCCTCTGCTGTCGTGCTCCCATTCGCAATGCTGTCGAGGATCAGCTTCATCTGAGCTTGCACCCACGCAGCAAGCTGCCGAGCCGCTGACGCTAGCTGCGCTCCCTCTGATACCGCTGCCAGTGAGGTACCACGAAGCACCTGCACGATCTGGCCTTCTTGAACTCGAGTTTGGGCCGCTTGTTTGATCGCGTCCTCCCTCTCCTTCTGCTGTACAGCTGTCCTGGCTGCCTCCTCAGCTAGAAGCATGGCGCGAGCTTTGACCTTCTCCTGTTCCATGATGATTTTGACAGGGATCCAGCCCTTCTGTGGAAAGCCATTTTCCCAAGCTTTCTGCGCAGTTTTGGCTGTTGTGCCTGCGTACCGGGCCGCTGCAGAAGCGCTGTGGGGATTCTGTCTCCAGCCATCCACCAGATCTTGCCAAACGTCTTCCGTGATTGCTCTGCGACCCATTGATCAATATTCTGGTGCCGGAAGTCGGGGATTGCAAGCTCTGCGAACTATACTAGCCGTGCGCGGGTTGCAGCTGATTGGGGCAGCAGGCGCCTGTTGTCGGGGACGTGGCGGTCCCGCGCAGTTTGCGCCGGGTGAGTGCTGGGCTGCCGCCTAAGGGGCATCCTGGCTCAGTGCAGGTGCAGCCCTTAGGCGCAAGTGGGCTTGTCAGAGCGTGGCGAACGCCTGCTCAAGCACCCAAGCTGCGGCATCACTTGCGGGGTTGAGCTCAATCTGGATTGAGCCACATGGCAGTCGGCGTGTGCTGGTTGCCCAGCCCAGGTGACCGAGTTGCCGTGCCAGGTTCCTTGCTTGCTCAATGGCAAGACTCGCCCCTACAGCCGCCCTTCGAGCAACCGCAGGAGCGTCTTCGTGCTTCTGGGTGTCCATTCTACCAGTGTGCAGTAGGACTAGATCAAACGCAAGAGATGCCAGCGTTGCTACAGGTGTCAGGTCTTCAACAATAACCTGCGAAGCAAACGTCCGGGTAGCGAGTCGTACCTCAACCAGTACCCGAAGCCTTGCCAGAAAGTGGGTAGGATCAGGATGTACGTGCTGTCTGGGAGGGCAGCCGCCACGATCATACGGATCCCACCAACCACCAGAACGTCCCCTACCCGCAGTTGTGCACCAGAGGTGATCCTCCAAACAAGCGGGACCTGGGGCCTACGCGCCATGGGCGCACCTGATGATCTTGCTCAGCTCTTGCACAAGCTCCAAAGCCCGAGCGCCCTGGGGAGCCCACGGCTTACCGCCCAGGTACCTGTGCAGGCGCACGAGGCAGCGCTCGCTGCCGACATGCGACGCCACCACCGAGAGCAGCATCACGTCTCCGCATACTGGGCAGTGCTCTCGGGGAGGTTCAGTCACGCTGCTGCGGCCTGTCTACAGAGTGTCAGCACAGCCTCAGCCTGGCTTGAGCCCAACTGGCCCAGTGCTGTCTGCACGATCTTGGCTTCTTCATCCGTGAAGAACAGCACCAGGCGATAGGTGTCGGCGTCCTTAGAGGACATGTCCTTCTCCTCGTCTGCCTTGGCGCTAGCAAGCATGCGCTCCTTGGCCCGGCGTTCGTCTGCAGTCAGGTCGATGGCAGTGGTGCCGTCCTGCACGCTGAGACCATGACCACTGGGTCCGAGCATGTCTGGGGAGATTTCAGCCTGGACCTGCGCGGCCTCGTGCGCCTCAATTTCCAGCATGCGCTGGATCTCCACTGTATCCATCATGAGACTGTCCGCAGCCCAGTCGATGGCGCCCAGCTCTTGCAGCTCTCGGATGACGTCAGCGGCCATGGCTGCGTCCTCGCTACCGCGCGCTCGGTTGTGCCTCAGAGTTGCGATGCGCATCTGCTCTGGCGACATGTCCACCAGGACGCACGGCACCTCGTCATGCCCGAGCGCTTTGCATGCGCGCCAACGGTGCTCGCCATCCACAATTTGCTTGGTCGCGCGCATCACGACGATCGGCTGAGTAAATCCGTCCTCCGCAATGCTTCTGCACAGCAGCGTGAAGTCGTGCTCCGACTGCCTGTTGGGGTTGTAGTCGTTGGGCGTGACGGAATCAACCGGGAGGTAGATCACCTCCAGGCTGCCCAAGACGACGTTTCTTTTCATCACTTCAGCGCGCTTAGCCATCAGTTCCCAGCTCCCCGACCTTCTCGGCCTTCAGACCACCCATGTTCACGAGCCGATCAATCGACACGGCCAGGCGTCTCGGATTGAGCTCCGTGGCCACGCAAACCCGACCCGTCTTCTGCGCGCTCACCGCCGTTGCACCGAGCCCCAGGCAGCAGTCGTAGACAACACCGCCAGGCTGTAGCGAGCGCTCGCACGCCCAGGTCGGCGTGTCCTCGTCATTCAAGCCCGTGGCATCCCCATTCACCCCGACCACAACCGAGCCTGGTACCGCTGCATGAACCAGCCAACAGGAGTGCTTCTTGTAGTACGTGATCTTGTACTCTGCGTGCGCCGGCATGCCCTTGCCTGCCATCCACGCCTTGAGATCTGCCAGGTGCTTGTTGCCAATCTCGATGTACACGTCGCCCGACGTGCGAAGAACCGTTTCCAGCACGTAGTCGAACAGCCCTTGGATGGTCACGCCCTCCTTCTGAACACCAGCCTCGGTGCGAAAGGACTTCGCCTTGCCCGTATCCCAAGGCGGGTCTGAGTAGAACATGCCCGGCCGGCCGTAAGCCCCGCTCGGCAAGACCCAGCCATCAAGGAACCGCGTGCCATCGCCGCGCTCCAAGTCCCCGCACGCCAACAAGTGCGGGCCGACCTGCCAAATATCACGGTCCTTCACCCCGTAGCGCTCAGCTGCGTCGCCGTACGCCTTCTCCCAATCAACCATTGTCCACCTGAAGCTCTGCCGCGAACGCAACTACCTCTGCTCGGCACAACTCGAGCAACGCCACAGCCGGCCTGGGCTCAAGGGCCGCACGCACCTGCGCAGCCTCGTCACCCTTGAACACAATCACCACGCGGTAGGACTGCGACCTGGAAGCCATCTCCAGCTTCTGCCGCTCGGGGGCAGTGGTTGCGGCCGCGACCAGCTTCTTCTGCTCCTCGGCCCGAATGACTGCTGCCGGCGTCATGTCCACCCGCTCAGCCGGCGTGTTCTTGGTGAGGTTCTCGGACGCTGCTTTGGTGGGCGTCCAAGCCTCGCCGTACTCCTCGCCCGCCAGCAGCTCCGGCACCGGCAAGTCGTTCAGCATCAGCGCCAGCTCCTTCTCGTCCAGGCCCAAGCTGTCCGCGGCCCAGTCGAGAGCACCCAGCTCACGCAAGTCTCGAAGCAGCTGCGCACCCAGCTCCACGTCCTCCGAGCCACGCGCGCGGTTGTGGCGCAACGTCGCGATGCGCATCTGCTCATCGCTCATGTCCACGAACACCACCGGCACCCGCTGCATGCCCAGGTCGCGGGCCGCACGCCAACGGTGCTCACCGTCCACGATGACCTTCGTGTCACGGTGGGCGACGATGGGTTGTGTGAACCCGTCCTCCGTGATCGAGCGCTTGAGCAGCGTGAAATCCTGCTCGGCCTGCCGATTCGGGTTGTATGAGTTGGGCTTCACCTCGTCGATCTCGACGTACTCCACGCGCAGGCGCTCCAAAGCCTGGGCCTTGCGCTCCACCTTGCCAGCGCCCTTGCGCTGCGCCGCCTTCGTAACCTGCTGCTCAG